AAATTGTTGCCATATTTATATCCTCCTAATTTTAATTTTGTTCTTGTTCTATATTGAACTCTTCCAAACTTAATGCTTGGTAAGTCATTATTTTTTGTATCATTGTGCTCTCTCCATCATACAATTCTCTTGAACTAACTCTTTTCCATCCAAGAGGACGAAGTATATCGTCAATTTGAGAAGTGTAAGTAAGAATATCACCAATTCTATTTCCCCATATTTTTATTTGGTATTGTATTAAGCTGTATCCTAATGTATCTCCTGTTTCTTGTGCGGCATTATTTACCTCAATATATGAAATACATGGAGTATCTAGCTTCGAAGTTAAAGTTAATTCATAATATGTTGGTAGAATTGTTTGGAGAGCTTCAACTAATTCTTTATGATAATTTGTCATGAATAACACTCCTCATTATTTCTTTTATTTGTTTTCTATTGTCATCTAAAGCGGGTTTCATGAATGGACGTGGTTTCATACCACTTGTACTATGCCAATGGCCTTCATCATCTTGGTAACACCAAGGAACATTCTTTCTTCCGCCTTTACTTGCGAATAGTCCAGTTCCATATTCAATGTATGGCGCATATTCAAGAGGAGTGTAAACTCTTCCAATGACTTTTCCGCCATCTGTGCTAACTTCACTTACAATAGAATTCCTTAAAGCTCCTGTATCCTTAGGAGCATTTATCTTCGCGGCAGCCTCTACTACAAGAGCAGATTGCTTTATGCCTTCTTCATATGTGCGGGTATCAGCAACCTTTTTTAATAAGGCTGCTATTTTTTCCGCACCTTTTACTTCTATATCTGCCATATTAAATTCTTGACATAAATACTTGAAAATATTTTCCTGAAGGAGTTGTATAAAGAACTTTAAGTTTTTCATCTCCATAATTGATAATATAAGTATCATCAATAGCAGAGTTTAAAGTTAAGCCAACATATTGAGCATCGCTATAAAGCGAATTGGCTGTATCAATATTTTGATTAGTTAGATAAATAGCCATTTTTATTGTGCCTTCAGCACTAGCTTCTGTTGGTTGTCCATAATCATCGATGTCTTCGACATCTAAGCAAGAGTAAGAATAACTTCTCATGTTTGCGGCAATCATAATTAAAATACCCTTATTTTTCTTTTCTTATTTAAGGATGCTATGATATCTGCTGGCCATCCATCAATGTAATTCTCACTAACTCCACTAAATGATTGTGAACTAGCACCTTCAGAATGAATTCTGTTAAGTTTAATTACAGTAATTCTCATTGCCGCATATTCCATAACAGCATCCGCTTCACGGTTACAATAGTCTTCTACTTCCGCAATAGATTGTCTTAATATAAGTTGGATAAGAGCGTCAGAATAATTATCTGCGCTCTCTCCAAGTAATAATTTAATTTCGTCTAACATATGTTTCCTCCTTTTGTTATTTTGTAAAGGAGAATATCCTTTTAGCTGTTAATTAGATTGATTGAGCTGCTTGGTTAATTTTACAAATCTTAGTTGCGTCAACTAAAGCTACGATATAAGCATCTCTTAAGTATACTGAGTTAGTTCTTGTATCAGCATTTCTATCTTGTTCAACTTCTACATCTTTTTTGATGAATAATTTGATAGCTTCAGCAGTCATAACGTAAGCTTCATCAGATAATGCGTTAGAAGCGATTACTGGGATACCAGCGATTTGTCCAACTTGTCCGTTATAGATTACTTCACCTTGTCTAGCAGTTTTATAATCTTCATCTTTTCTTAAGTCAGCTTTCCAAGCATTAGGGATGATGATGAATAATTTAGATTCATCTTCTAATGATAATTCAGAGATAGCATCTACGATTGTGTCATAGCTAATTGCTTGTCCATATCCGAATTCTACTTCTTTAGTTGCTTTAGCAGCTTCAGTTAAGAAATCAGCTGTCATTTTATTAGTCATAACTTGAGTAGCACCTTTTAACATATTATCAACGATAGTTTCATCTTTCATGAAATCTTCATCTTGATAATCGAATGCTTGTTGAACTAATTTAACTGTATAATCAGTTCCTTGATAAGCAATTGAACCTCTTTTAGCGGCAGTGTTTCCTACACCAGCTGCTAATTCTTCAGCTTCTCCTGTATAAGTATAAACGTTAATAGTTTTAGTCATTCCTGGGTTTTGAGTTAATGAGTTATCAATAGTCATTAAACTTCTAGTATTAATTGAAGTAGTTAATAAGTCTTTTGCTTTTGCTTCAACTACTTTGTTTGCATAAACTGTGTTTGCCATAAAAATTTCCTCCTAATTATTAAATAATTTGTCAAATAGCTCTGGATTTTTTTGAGCTAATTCATTCATTTCATTGATGCTCATTTTTCTAGCATCTTCTTTTGTGATTTCCGCAGGATTTCCGCCATTTCCTTTAGGTACATTTCCTGCTAATCTTTTTTCAACCTCAGCTTTAACTGCGGCTTTAAATAATTTATCTAATTTATCGATATTTGATTGAGATTGTTCTAAGTCTTCGCTAATAACAATGATATCTGCAAATTCAGCACTTAATCCTCTACTTGATAATACTGATTTAAGTTCACTTTTGTTTCTTTCAGTATTCATTTGCGCTACCATTTCTTCAAGTTCAGCGATACGGCTATCTTTTTCAGCCTTTTCCCTTTCATCTCCATCTAATTTTGCTAATGAAAGTTGTTTTTCATATTTTCTTTCTTGTTTTTTAAGAGCTTCAGTAACCCTTCTATCACTTTCAGTTTGAAGTAATTTTAATACTTCTTCTTGAGTGTAAGTTTTAACTTCATCTCCATTTGTAACTGTTGTATCAACAGCTTCAGTTGCTGTATTTTCAACAGCTGTTTCGTTAATTTGTTCCATGTTAATCTCTCCTTTAAGTTTTGCCATGCGGCAACCCTTTTTTCTTATTTATTTAGTTATTGTTTAATGTCTAACCCCTATAAAACGACTTTAGAACATTTTCTGTTCCTCATATATATAGTAAAAATTAGACAGGGAAAATTAAATTTCCTTGTCCTCATTTTTAACTATTTCTTCTTTTTTAGGTGCGGCAACTACTTTAGGTTTATTTTCTTTTTTAATTTCTTCAAAAATAGCTTCAATTTCCGCATCTAAAGGGAAATTTATTTTGTTAGTTGGATATCCGTTATATTTAAAGAACTCATCTTTTTCTCCAACTATTGAATAACATAAATTTGTTTTTATAAGTTTCATAATAACCTCCTATTAAATTACAAATACTGGTAGAAATAAAGCTGTTCTACTATTTCCATATTGATAGATACTTCCACTTTGATTAGCTATATCTCTTAATCTTGTGTATGTAAAATTCCAATTAGTACAAGTATCTGCTGTTGTTATATATTCATTTGTCATAACATCGGATGTGTTATATCTTTTAAGATATTGAGTAAAATATGTAAATGGTTTTTCTACATCTGCATCTCTAAGTAATTTATAACTTCCTCCTGTAGTATCTGTATTTGCCCCTGTAAAACTACTATGATTATCTATTCCTAAATTATATAGATTAGGAATATAAATTTGTTTATTCTCTGAAACTATTTGAAAAGAGTAATTATTCCAGAAATAATGTTTTTGTGTTTTTAGGTTATCTCTCAATTTTTTAGGTAATGATGCTTTAAAAGTATTGTTTAACCAATCTTTAGGAGCTCCAGCTCCAGCCCAAGAGTAAGTAGCATATGGTAAAGTATGACGGAATAAATCATAATCATAAGCGCTAGAAGAAGTGCTTGTTATTGTTGCCATAATTGTTATATGTCCTTTTTTCCCATTACTTAAAGTTGTCGTATTAAAAGAAACTATTTTAACAGTTATAGTTCCAGCAGTAATATCTTTTTCCCAGCCTGTTGTATCAGTAACAGCACTTAAAGATATTGTTTTTTCATCTCCAATGTTATAATAATCAGCAGCTAAACCCGCATCCGCAATAGCTATAATAGTATCCCAAGAGTCATTCGCAAATCCTTGAGATGTGAATGTAGATTGTTCTGGAATACTATCAATAGCATTAGTTAAATTATTTGTATTTTTATTTTCGGGAACAGTTCCACCTTTTTGAGATATTTTATTGTAAGCACTTGTTAAATCTGTTTCTATCTTAGTTAATTTATCAGCTATTGCCATAAACTACACCCCCGAACCAGTAGTAAGTCTTGTTAAAATACTTTCTACATCGCCAATCATGTCATATACGCATTTAGCGCTTGGATATTGAGTATCTGTACTTGAACTTGATAGGCTAGTTACTTTATTTACAATTGCTTCTTTTGCATTTAATGCGGAAGCTAGATTACTATTATCACTAGGTTGTCCGCTTATTGAAGCGAATGTTACACTCTTTTGAGTATTAACTTGTAATCTCCAATTAGCGCCATCATAATAATAAACATCATCAACAGCTACTGCCGCAGTTTCAACAGTAGAAGAAGCTACTCCAATAGTATAAGAACTTCCATTTGGTTTATAGTTAGTTGTTGAATCAACAGCACCAATTACAAAATAATCTCCTGTTTTATAAACATATGGGCTATGTTCAGGATTACTCATTGCTAAACCTGTTGCGGAATTCCATAATGCTAAGAATCTACCTCTTGCTTTTAGATTATCTATTTCATCTTGTAACGCTTTACCCATATTTGCAGATAATGGTTTATCAGTATCTGTACTAATTACATCATCTACGATATCTGATGTATTTACCTTTCCACTTACATCTGGAATTGTTGGTTTATTTAAAATATAAGCATCACTTGAGCTATCTGACTCATTCCAGTCTGCTTGAACATTAACTTCAGCTCCTGCGGCAATGCCTGATAATTTAGTTTTTTCAGTTGATGTATAATTTTCATCTGTATGAACATAAACTCCATCTGAAACAAAATTTGAATTGTTTAATAATTCTCCTGTTGTTGTAGGAATATGAGGTTTATCTGTTAAATCATCATAATCTCCTGTTGTAGCAACAGTAGCTAAGCTAGATGTCTTTGTATAATTATCTAAGTTGTTAACTGATTTAGTAATAAACCCGCTATCATTAGTTAATTGAGAAGTTTTAGTTGGTACAGTAGGAATATCTGTTTTATCGGCTTTCAAATCAAGAGCATCTTGTAAATCTGTTTGATTACTTAATGTTCCTTCAATATATCCCCAAACGCCGCCTCCGCCAGCTTCTCCATCAAGGATTTCTACTGTTTGAGTACCTTGTTCATCAGTAATACTTAATGTTGAGACATGTCCTTCTTTTGTAAGGCTTACAACAGGACTAAATCCTTCTTCGCCTGGAACCCCTTGAGGGCCTCTGTCTCCTTTATCACCCTTATCTCCTTTAAGATATTCGGTAATAGCAGTTGTTCCTACTATTGAGTCTTGCGCACTTAATACGCCTACGATTTCATTATTCTTCACGAGTAACTCCCTCCTTTAAAATAAAGTCTGAAGGAACGACAACAGTGAATACTTC